GCTTAATGTATATTGGAAAACTGCATCGCTATTTTGTCCTATAGCATATAGCTTTGTCCCGTCTGATTTTATAAAAATCCCGTTTGGCCCAGACGCTTGCGACGTTACACTAAAACTAACACTATCATAAGCAGCGACACTTAGGTCATACCCCTGCGTATAACTCCCCGCACTTGCAGCATCACCCACAGTAACCTTAGTGCTACCACCAACCTCAACAGCATTCTTTACGATGAAATCCTTGTTGTTAGCCATTATGCTGCCCCATCTATTGCTATTGCTGCTTGGTAGGTTGTGCCGCCATCACGGGTGCTGAATGTTAGTACATCTGTTTCATTAGCCGCTGGGCTGTCTGGCGCAGTGCCACCGCCCCACTGTAGGGCGCTGTCGTAGGTGACTGTTATGTCAGTAGATGTTCCTGTTGTGTATTGATAGACGGTCACGCTTGAATTACCCGCAACATACATTTTTGTTCCATCGGGCTTAAAGGCAAACGTGTATGGGTCATTTTCTACGCTAGAAACATCAAAGAAAACACTATCGTATGAAGCGGTAGTTAAATCGTAAGCCGTAGACAAAGAGTATTGATGTATTTTGTCATTACTAATACCTATCATAAACAACTTAGTACCATCACTATTAAAGTTTATTTGATAAGGATAAATATCTTGAGATGAAACACTAAGGCTAGCACTGTTATAAGATGCTGTGCTTAGATCATAAGCTGTGGATAGAACATACTCATATATGGTATTGTTTATATAACCTGTAACAAAAAGTTTAGTACCATCATCATTAAAGGCAAGCCCAGACCCGCCACCTGAAGTGGTTTCAGAGGTCACATCTAAAGACACACTGTCGTAAGTGGCATTACTTACAGCCCACGGTATTGAAAGTGTGTATTGGTATATGGCACCTGTAGTATAACCCGATACATATAATTTTGTACCATCAGGCTTAAATGTAAAATTAACTGGATCACCATCTTGAGAAGAAGTATTAAGACTGACACTAGCATATGATGCAGAGCTAACATTCCACGGAGTAGATAAGCTCCACTGCTTTATGTTAGAACTTCCATAGTCCTGAGTGTACATATAGCTTCCATCAGAACTAAAAGCTATACCAACAAGAAAACTGTGTTCTGATGATACACTAGCAGAAGCATTATCATAGCTTGCAGTTGAAATATTATAACCGTCTGCAATAGTAACGCCATCCAACAACAACGTAGCCTGACTAACAGTACCACTATCAGCAGGGTTGCTTAGGCCAATCTGAATGTCAGACGTTGGGGTGATCTCAAAGACTGAGCCAGTGGATAGGTCTAGGGTGTTGGTTGCCAGAACAACGGCACTGTCGTGAGCGTAATAGTCAGCTCCAGGGTTACCGTAAGAATATACATAAGACCCATCATCGCTAAATTTTACCCGTGTCCTTTGTACTGGATATGTAAATGTTGTGCCAGTAGCAGATGATGTGCTTATATCAAAAGCTGTAGACATTTCCATCTCGTGCAAAACATAAGTGCCTGCATTAACGATAATCCACTTTGTTCCATCACTGCTCAAACTAAAAGAATTTGGCGATGATGTTTGCGTAGACGTATTAAACGATTTTCCAGTGTAGCTCCCTGTGCTGATGTCCCATGCAGTTGTAAGCTCGTATTGAAATATTTTTGTGTTTGCACCACCAGATACATAACATCTTGTTCCGTCTGGACTAAAATTAACATCATAGGGAACTCCGTCTTGAGAAGTCACACTCATAGACTTTGAAGCATAGGACGCAGTAGATACGTCAAAAGCAGTTGTCATATTGTATTGGAAAACTTCGTCAGAGCCAGAACCAATAATATAAAAACTTGTACCATCTGGTTTTAAAGCAATCCCACTAGGAGCATTTTCTTGGGATGAAACATCTATGTAATCCCCCGTAGCCGATAGGGTAGAAAGATCATACGCTGTAGACATAGTATATGTACTAACTCTATCTCCCGTTGCGTTGTTTGTTACCATAAACAAAACAGTACCAGAATCACCTGTGTCAAAACCGTTCACACCTGTAGGGTTGGTTATGTTACTTTCACTAACAACAGTGTCCATTTCGGACATATTGTAACCAACAGCAGTAGTACCTGTAGAGACAGTACCCAAGCCCTCATGATATACCGTTGGCTGGATACCGTTCTTTACTTTGAAGTCTTTATTGTTTGCCATAGTTCACTTTCCCTATGTAACATATATTAAGCTAAGATAACTGCGTTAGCTGTAAAGTTAGTTGAGTTAGCTGATGCTGCTGTAGCAAGAAGTCGTACATTGCCACCACTAATGTCCACATCAAATGTAGCAACAGCAGTGTCTGTGTTTACTGTGCCGTACTCTGTGGCTACTGCTGTAGTGCCATCATGTGTTACAAGTAGCTTAGAGATAGTACGTTCTGTGGCTACTGTGTCTGTTGCTACTACAGTGATCTCAATGCCTAGCGAAGAAGAAGCTGTGTATGTGGCAATAGCTGTCTGTGTAGTGCTTGTTGTTGTAGCAGTCTGTTGGTCACCACCGCCACCGATAGCACCCCAAGCACCGTCAGCGTAACCCTCAAATGAACCATCATCAGAGTTATAACGGATCATGCCGTTAGCACCTGTAGGACGTTGTGCTGTAGTACCTGCTGGTAGTTTAACTGCGTCAGTGTGAACCACCTGTGGTGATCTGCGCCAGAAGCATTTTTTACAATCTGATAATCCGTGCTGACAAAAGTTCCAGACGAATTTCTTGTCGCAACATTAAAGTTTCCTGCGTTATTAGAGATATCAGAGATATTAAATGTTGAAGTTGCGTCACTATCCTGAAGAAATACAGACCCACCACCAGTAGTGCTCAGGTGCAGTGTTGACAGCGGCGAACTCGTCCCAATGCCTACCGATCCGTCCGATGCGATGCGCATGCGTTCTGTGTCACTAGTTTTGAAGCGCATGTAATTAGACGTATGATCGTAACCGATTTGACCTACGTTTGCGTCAGTGTTGTCACCAAAGTTAACAAACGAACCACCCGCCGTCGTACCTTGAATGTTAACAACCGCTTCCGCATTTCCTGTGACCAACAAGTTGCCCGTGATGTCTACGCCTGTGCTGGTGGTGGCGAGTTTGAGGGCGTTGTCATACTGAAGGCCAACTTCACCATTTTCAACACAATACAAATACGTTTCATTTGTAGATGACTTTAAATTAAGGTTTGTTCCTCGTATCTGCAAAGAACCAGTGCCTTGCTCATCTATATAACTATGCGACCCATCGTGATAAATCTGTAGGTCAGACCCAGCGCCGAAGATGGCTTTGTCGTTGTCGCCAAATAGTATATCGTTACCGTTACTATCTAAGTCACCACCTAGCTGTGGCGTTGTGTCTTCTACTATATTAGCAATAAATGAACCAGCAGTAAACGTACCCTGTTCCCAAGCACTACCATTCCACACATACAGTTCATTACTTGTAGTGTTCCAATACAAAGCACCTGTTAGCAATGCATCACCATCATTGTCTACAGATGGAGCAGAAGCTTTAGCACCTAAGTAACGATCATCAAAGTCATCATAGCTTGCTGCAGCAGCAGTAGCACTAGTCGCTGCATTTGTTTCACTTGTAGCAGCATTAGTCTCAGATGTAGCAGCAGCAGCGGCACTAGCGGCAGCAGCAGTAGCTGAACCCAAGATGCCATCCACGTATGTCTTAGTAGTTAGATCAGCAGCATTAGTTGGGGTGTGAGTAGTTGTAATTGGATTACTACCCATATTAATAGAACCTGTCATGGTTCCACCAGTTAAGGCAAGTCTAGTATCTCTCTGATCGTCTACATAAACTTTATTTGCTGCTTGTCCACCTAAAGTGGGGTTAGGTAAGTTAGTCAACTGGGTTGCACCACCCATGTTGATATCACCTGTCATTGTACCACCTGATAGGCTTAATTTAGTTGCATCTGCTGTATCTACATACGTCTTAGTTGCTGCATCCTGTGCTGCTGTAGGGTCACCCAAGCCTGTGATCTTAGATGTACCCATAGCAATAGCACCAGTCATTGTACCACCAGCTAGTGGGAGTTTGGTTGCTATGCTGTCTGTAATAGTAGTAGCAAAGTCTGGGTCATCACCTAAAGCTGCAGCTAGTTCGTTTAACGTATCTAGTGTACCTGGGGCTGAGTCTACAAGTGCAGCTACCTCTGTGTCTACATACCCTTTAGTTGCAGCATCAGATGTAGCACTTGGTGTGCCTAGACCTGTAACAGTGTTGCCACCCATAGTGATGTCACCAGACATGGTTCCACCAGATAGGTTGAGCTTCAGTGCATCGTTAGTGTCTACATAGTTCTTTGTTGCAGCTTGTTGTGCAGTAGTAGGATCACTAACGTTTAACAGTGCTGTGCTTGTAAAGTCTACAGTGCCGTTCACTACCAAGTCATTTAAGGTAGTTGTACCTGTAGAGGCTGTAACGTTACCTGTCACGTCCCCTGTAAGATCACCAGTGACATCACCTGTTACATTACCCGTTACGTTGCCTGTGACATTACCTGTAAGTGCACCTGTAAAGCCTGTGTTAGCTGTAATAGTTGTACCTGTTATAGCTTGTGCACTTGATCCACCAATAACAGCACCGTCAATAGTACCTCCATTAATATCAGCACTCGCCAGTGTAGCTTGTCCAGATGTCGATACAGTTGTAAAAGAACCAGCAGCAGCACTAGAAGCACCAATAATAGTACCATCAATAGCACCCCCATTAATGTCTACTGTGGCATGGGTAGAGTTACCTGTAGTAGTTAAGCTACCTGCTGACACAGCACCTGTGAAGGTAGATGTACCTGTTACAGCAAATGTACCACCTACAGATGCATTACCTGTAGTGTCCATCGTAGTAAAGTCAGCAGCAGCAGGGGTAGTACCACCTATAACAGTATCATCAATAGTACCACCAAGGATAACTACAGAGCCAATGTTACCAATACCTTCAATGTAAAGATTCTTAAACTTCTGTGATGCAGTACCAAGATCAATATCATCATCTGTTACAGGAACGACAGCACCATCTTGTACTCGCACTTGTTCTACTGCAGCACCACCTACCTCAATGTAAAAGCTTACACGGTTATTTGCCGGATCAACTACAACTTTGTTAAAGTTATCTGTATCAGAGATAAGGGGAACGTAAGCACCTTCTGCAGTGCTACCATCATGTTTGTGTCCTGTAGCTTTTAAAAACGCATCCCGAATAGCATTGTATTCAGCATTAATAGGTGCTGCTTTTACAATTTCATTAGGTTGAATTGTAGTGTCGGACTGTCTTGTGTAACCTGCCATTTTATAACCTGTCTCCTACCCCAAAGGTAATTACTAAACCCTGAATACTGTGAGAGGGGTTTGTGTCATTTGTAACATATCTAAAAGATACAGCTTTACCTGAACCTGATATATTAGTTCTACGTACTGGTGATGGATTGCCATCATATATAGCACCACTTGTTGCAGCATCTGCAGCATAAGCAGCCTCGTTGTAGTATGCAGCAGCACCTTCATTAGTTAACTGAAAGTCATTAGGGTTTAGCACATCTACATCTTCATAGTCATACACAGCAGACATAGCGATCTGGTTATCACCTTCAGAACGCATGTAAGTAGCTACAGAGTAGAATATCTTACGTTGTTCTGGGTCTTGCATATGAAGGTACGGTGTTTGGAAAGAACTAAATATCTCTCCTCCATCAAAGTCTGTACCTCTTTCTTGTCTGTGTACTTTACCTGTACTATCTCCGTGTATTACATATTCATTCTGACCAATGTAACCACTATCAGCACAAGTAGCTGTAATACCTAACATCTGACTGTACTCAAACTGCAATCCATTAGGTGTCTGTCTAAAACCACCAATAATACCTTGAGTATCAGATGCAGCAAAGAAGTAACGGAATTGTGTCTTTTGCCTTATGACTACTGCATTCAAACCTTCTAGGTCAATATCAAATACTACATCAGTAAATACAGACTGAATATCTTTTGATACTGTCTCTAGGTTAACGTCACCAATCTTGTCTGTACCACTAATAGGACGTAGACCATCTTGTGATAAGAAGAGTAGATCACCACCTATCTCAATAACACTATCAGAAGCCATACACCCTAGATCATCTGTAACCTCTTGTAGTGCAAAGTTAGAGATGTTATCACCAACAAGCTTACGGATGTTATTAGTACCAAAGATGTATAACACATCACGGAAAGACTTTATAGCTACAATAGGGAACCCTACGTTAATAACACCCGCACCATCAGCAGCAGCAAAGCTAGTCTCGTCATAAGGTGCACTAAAATATAAGTTTGTGTCTTCGTCAGGATCACCTGCTAAGAACATATGGTTTTTAAATACGTGTGAGAACTTAGGCTTATCTGGTGCATCAGCATGTGTAATCTGAGTGTACGTAGTACCATCGTATGTAGAAGCAGGGTTCACTGCATCTGTTAATATAATTTTAGGACTACCCCAATTGTACTTAGTAAAGCGTACTTTAGTAACGCCTGTCATACTAGGACTACCTGATGTAGTTACTGCAACCCAAGCTTCTGTAGCTGTATCCCAGTAGTGTAAGTAGTTAGAACCACTAGAGGGTTCACGACAAGCAAGAATACCATCGTTAATACCATTAACTACACATACACCAAGTACATCTCCTGTGCCTGTTACTGTACCATAGTCATTAATAAAACCACTAATACGTCTGTAACCACCTGTAACAGAAGGTTCGTAATTAACTAGCTTAATAGCTGATCCAGGTTGTGTCTCACCTTGTGACAGCACATCACGGCTAGTACTTAAACCACCCTGACAGAATATTTTGAAGGATGCTAAGTTATCAGCCATTAGACAATACTACTAATAGTGTTACTAAATGATTTATTTCTTTGAACCACTGTAGATCTAATATCTAGTGGATCATCCATAAGTATACGTCTCATAGAACGAATACCGTTATCAAAGTTTTGTTGGTGAATAGCTGCACTTTGATCATTAGATCTAAATCTCATCATGTACATCATTGCACCATCAATAAGCACATGGTTAAATCTATCTGGAATTAAACAAGTATCATTAAAAAGAACAAGGTCAGCTGGAAACTTCCAGTATACATACTCTATTTCATATGCATTATCTGGTACAGGTGTTACACCAAATTTACTTTCGTATGTTTGATACACACGTTGTGGTGCAGAAATACCAGAGCCTGAATCAGCTTGATCATCAAGTCCACGATATCTTTGTGTATATTCTTCAAAAGATACTGTAGGTAAAAAACTAGGAGTGTTGCTTGTAGAACTTAGCTGTTTAATATAAAAAGTATCCCAATCAACACTAGCAAAGTCAGCAGGAAAATCATAAAGTCTTGTTCCTGCAGTTAGTGTTTGAGTGTATGTAACTTTAAGAAAAGGCCACTCTTGGCCTGTCTGTAAGATATTTCTAATGGAGTTGTTAATAGCATCTTTAGCTAATGCTTGTACGTTACGTACTGTATCAAAGCCATCACCAGCAGTATCTAGTGTAACTTCATTCAGTCTGCGTAGTAATTCATTTACTAGGGTAACGTAAGTTGCCATTACAAAAATCCTTCAGATAGCCTAAAGGGGCCAGTTGCCCAGCCCCTCTAGTTTAGTTTAGTTAAACTTGATCACGGGCAACTTCTGCTGCACCTTTACCATCAACGTCCATTACCAAAGCCCAGACACGCAGTTTACCTGCAGTAGCTGTACCTGTTAAGGTGTCGATTGTAAGATCTAGAGTATCCTCTTCACCGATGTAGACTACACCAGGAAGAGAAGGTGCTACTGCACCTACTGCTTTACCTGCCATTGCATAAGCTGCAACGAACTCATCATCATCAGCACCTGTACCAATGTCGAAAGTCAAAGCTGTAGCACCAGTAAGTGCTTCAGTAACTTCAACACCAGCAGCTAGGATAACTGTTTGTGCAGGAAGAGTAGCAACTGTGTTTGCACCAGCAGCCAATGCTGTTGCTTCAAGTTCTACTGAGATTGTACGCATTCCGTTAGGTGTCATAATTCAATCCCCCCTTACGCCAAGTTATATTTAGCTGTAGTGATTGCTTCTGGACGAAGAATCTTACGGCCATATAGGTGCATACCACGAACAATGTCTGCAAATGAGTCAGGGTCACGATATGTTTCAGTTTTGTTGATCTGCTCGGCAGTTGCAACAGCTGAGTCATGTCCAGCAACAATAACACCATAGTTATCGTTTTGGTTAGCTGTACCTGTTGTTGCAGGACCAGTACCTACTGATGGTAGGTTGCTTGAGCTATATACACGGAAACCGTGGAAGTTGTTCAAGACTAGACCATTACGTAGGCCACCTGATTCACCGAAGTCTGCGTTGAATAGACGTGAGTCTTCATCACGAAGTACTTCCATGAATACTGGGTCAACAACGATCCAACGACCTTGAGTGTCAACTTGTTGTTGGTCAAGTAGACGACCCATACGAGCCACCATCATTGCTGGTGAAATCGTAGCAGTTGGTAGTGCTGTTGCACCTGGTAGACGTGCTGCAACTGGGATTGAGTGGTCACCTGCAGAAGCAGTTGTGATGTTACCAAAGTCACCCTTCTTCAACTTCATTGAAGATAGCAATTCGTCTGAACCTGCAGTATCTACTGCTTTAGTACCGTTTACAGTGTCATTGACAGTATCAGCTTGCGTATGCAAAGATGACTGCTTATAACCTGATAGGTAACCAAGAACTTCTTGGTCATGCTGGTCAGCCAAGCGGTATGCCGCACGGTTGGTCGCAAGATCCATGAAGTTTACGTGTGAGTGAGCTTCTTCGATATCATCGACCTTGAAGGCGAAGTAGTTGCTTTTGTCAACAACTAGAGAGAAGTCTTCATCGTCCAAGTCTTGTGCTGTGATCTGTGTGCCACGAGCATAAGACGAGACCGAAATTTCAGGTTCTTTAATGATACGCACTGTATCACCTTGAGCACTGATCTCACCGAAATAATCAGAGTTAGTGATATCACCAACTACTGTGCTTTTTCTGAAGGCAAGCTGAACCTTTTTGGAATAGATGACGCTGGAGAAATTACCGTTTGGTAAATTTCCGTAGCCACCTGCAGTTGTAAAAGCCATGATAAAATCCTCCTGATATTTGGCTTGTCAAGCTAAACACCTTAAAGAGGCTGAACATTTTCTAGGGTGCAGAAAACACCTACTTGCGCTAGCAGGTGTACACTGGGCCTATACTTGAACAGGTAGTTCTTTTTAGTTTTAGACTTTTTATGAAATTAGGTTGAGACAAAAGGTAGTCGTAAAGAGGCTTTTGTCTCTATGCCTATAGTTATACTGTTGCTTTTTTATTTGTCAACAGCTTTATCTAGCATTGCCAGATACATCGTAAACAAATTTACCCGCACGGATAGCTTTGTTAATTTCCTCAGATCTAGCTTCAAACTCTTTGTCTGACATCTTAGCTATATCTGATTCACGAATAGTGTCACTTGCATCATCTACATCTACAGACGTTTTACTACGTCTTGTAACTGTTGAAGCTGCATCTTTAGCCTTAGCTTTTCTTGCAGTTTTAGTAAGGCCTTTATCTACTTTGTACAAGTCAATAACACGTACTACTGACGCAGGGTCATCTGAGTTTTCGTATAGTGCATCTTGTACCCATTTAGGCTGTTCATTAGCCCAATCGTGGAACTCATCAGAAGCACGTAAATCATCAAAGTCTTCATGTGCTTTACGGATAGCATTTTCTGCTTTAACTCGTTCTGCTTCTGATTGTGCCTTGTCTAGCTCTTGCAGTCTAGCATCTGCTTTGCTAAACATTTCTTGAGCTTTTTTAGCAGCGATAGTTTCTACGATACCTGCTACATCAGGATATTGCTTTGCCCACTCTTCAATATCTTCATCAGACTTTGGAGGAACAATAGATTCTTTTACCATGCGTTTTTCAAAGGCTTCGAACTTTTCGTTCCACTCCTTTTCTTTTTCTTGCATGTGGCGTCTTAGATCGCCATAACGTTTTTTGAAGCTTCTTTCTTCTGGAGAT